CCCGCACTTTGAACTCACCAATTGGCTGGCGTTGTCAAAACTCCCACCTAGCCCCAAGTGACCAGTCTTTGTTAGACCGAATCTCTACAGTCCCCCAAATGGGGGAGTTCCCAATCCTAACTCCCAACTCGGCGCCGTAAACCCCTTCGAAGGGGTATAAGTGCTTCGGCTGAACATTGACGCCAACTGAGTATTGAGGCAGTAGAGGTTTTGAGGGAGCCGACTCCTTTCGGATTTTAACGGTTTCATCGACACGTATCTTACTGTCAGTCTTCTCAACAGTTACGATCTTGGTTCCATCAGGGCGCGTCTCTGTTTTGACAATATCTTTGACAACGTCTTTGACTACCACCTTCTCCACGATTCGGTCTTGATACCTAGTTACCACCTGCGGGGGCCGGGAGTTAAGTTTGTATCCCACCACCCCCGAAAGTAGAAGTGCGAGCGCGGAGCCTGCTATTTTAACTGTAGTAACCACGGGCAGTAACCCTCCTGTTTTAGATTACAGTCCTAGAACTTGCTTAGCCATAAAAATGGACTCTGCGTACTGAGGATTGCCAGGAGAGTTGTACCAGGTGGCCGACCCCCCAGATCCAGTAACCTGGATTGATTGAATGCGAATCTTATACGTAGTCGTTGCCGCGACATCGATTATCACGGTAGCTTCCGAGGTATCACTTAGCGATGTACCCGTGGCCGCGGATATATACGACACCCTCTGAGTTTTAGGGACGTCTACGTTTGATGAATTAGTTATTTTTGTCCGCGCGGCCACAGCGGCTGGCGTGCCCGTACCTACAGCTATCTGCGTAGAAACTGAATAGGAAACTTCCCATCTACCTGGGGTCAATGACAGCGAAGCTCCGGATAAATCGGTATCCGTGGCGGTACCAGTTTGGCTAGCTATTGTAGCTTGAAGGACCCTCGGGACACCGAGTAGTATGAAACGGTCGTTAGGCGAATCGTACATTATAGCGGCTTGCTTACCTACTATTAGAGACCCCGCCGCCAACGCGACACCATCGTTATGGACGATAGCTTTAGCACCTATACCGGCAATTGTTACCGTCGAAGCACCGGTGTTAGTTACGTCAGGAGCAAAGCGAAATATGGACCCGTTTATGTAGGTGGACGGCTGACGCCACGTAGCTGGCGTAGTTAGGATGTAAGTGTTAGCCGAGCCGCTATCATCGTAGAAAGGCGCGCTAAGGGCGGCTTGAGTAACCGCCTTGGATATCTGAATGGGCGAGGGGTCGGGTGTGGTCTCCGATGTGGCGTCGAGGACTTGACCCGAGTCGGTCGCCAGGTTCTTCATTTCCGAGCACATGGAGTTGAACGCATCCGCAGGAAGTACGTCTTGGTTGTCTTGTTTCGTCGCTATGTTTTTCATTCTTATGCTTCTCCAAAAAGGAATATTACTTCTACGTTTGCGGGAACCAAGGAGTTAAATATGCCCTCTAATACTAGTCCAGAGCTAGCGGCAAATTGAATTGGAAACGCTAGGGGGAATACGTACTGAGAGTTCGGCAGGTTAACAAATATAGTGTGCCTCGCGGCTTTGCCGTCCCCTGAAAAGAATATGACGGGGAACGACAAGGGGAACAATGAAACGCTACCGCTACGAATGGTAACATCAAGGAAACCGAATAGCACCGCAATATCTAGGAAGTCCTGCTTAGTTTGAGCACCTCCAAAGTCTATCAGTTTTTGAAGAACCTGCAACCTTCGGGTTACTAGGTCTACGTCAGTGCTGAATATCCCATCAGGGATGCCAACTGAGGCCTCCCACTGTTCTAGTAGGCCTTCGGTCTTCTCTATGTAAAGCTCATCGACGCACACCGCTGCGAAGGCCTCCGATCGGAGCCACTCTTGCGCTAGGGAATACACCATCTTCCCTAAGTTGGTCCCTGTATTGAAGGTATTCGACCACACTCGGCCCGTGGGGTAGTGCCGCGCTAGCTGACGTGCTTGACCTTTAGGGGTATTATTCGAAGTAAAGCTAAGCATTACGTGAAGCTCACAGTCCCGAATACCGCGATCTCGTCGGAGGCAATAGCCACCGTGCCCGCGGGAGTCGTAAGAGTGAAGACCTCAGGAAAAGCCCCCGTAGCGTCTTGACTATTCTGAATAACTAGCTTAATAGCGTCAGTTGTTATCTGTTGCCCGAAGACGACTTGATCCTCATAGTACGCGTTAAGATTGGCCTCAATAGCGGCCTGCATGGCGGCTGTGCCGGGAGATAGGGACGCTATGATGTGGGTCACGGGAACCACGTTTGGCGCGGCTACAAATACATCATCGAAGTCAGTGGTCACAGGAGTGATTTCCAGAATAGCGTTACGTACGTCCTCGATCTGACTAGGCGTAGGTAGACCTGATTCGGTGTCACCTACGAAAAAGAATATCGTTACCGCGCCGGGGTATGGCGTGATAGGTAGGACGAATACCTTGGATACACTTGCGATGGTCTTAGCCTGAAGGATTATGGCCGCCTCGTTAAAGTTGGCTACGGGGTTAGCTCGACGATCCAGAATCCTCGCTCTTAGCTGGTCCGCCGTCTCCTCGTCGGTACCACCTAGAACCTCGTTAAAGTCCACGAAGGAGTTAGACGCCACTCCTGCGATAGGAGTGACAATGGTCATCACTGCACCCGAACCTAGATTCTTATTTAGCCCAGGATCACTAGACTCGATCTCTACCTTAGCTCCGGTGAACGTGTACTGAGGGCTTACTCCAAGGACATCGCCGGTAACTAGCACGCCGGGGGCAACGAATGAAAAGGAGGTCTCATCTATAACAGTGATCACCGCACCCGAGGTATTGGCCCCATTGGTAAGACCTGTAAAGTTGGCGGCCACGCCAGTAGCTAGCGAGTGTGCGGTAGCGGTGGTGCAGGTTACGACTAGCGCTACGTCAGCACTGGCGGATATTAACGCTTGAGAAATCATCGAAAGAGTCACATCAGCTTGAGTCAGGTACTGGTCCCCCGCTACGCTAGTCCATGCGGTAAGTGCGGGAACAAAAGTAAGCGCGGTTCCAGTAACAACTATTTCGCCACGTGAGGATTGTGCGGGGGTGAGGCCAAGGGAATTATACTCCGCCCATCGATCAAGGTATATACCTTCAGCGGTTTGGGGAAATGCTTGGTCTAGGACTTGACGTAGCAGGATCGACATGTCGTATGCACGACCGGAGTTAGAATCGACAATAGCCCGAATGAACGAGCTAATCAAAGAAGGTTGTAGACGAGGTAGGATATCCCTTAGATCGCTTCTTGAGCGCTCTATTATCTGCTTAAGCGTTGGAAAATTAAGAGCCATTTACTGTTGCCTTCCAAAGGGGTACGTAAATACTATCTACTTCTCCTGAAAGAGACGTTATGATTACCGTTAATATTGCACCTTCTCCCTTTAAAATACCAGTAACTTCTACTGATTTAGCAACATCTTGGTCGATTAGCCACGTAAGACTTTTCTGCACGGCGTCAATTGAAAGGTTTAAATTCTCTGTGGTTCTGCGTCGTTGCTCTAAGACCCATAATAGACTGCCCAGTTCCCTATTGATTTCGACTGGCACCAAGTTGCCTAGCCAGCCGCCACGAAATTGGGCTAATGCCACCTCGTTGACGGACGCCCGGGCATCGGATAATATGCTGGATAGTACTGTAGTATCAAGGCCTTCAGTTGCAGTGAAGTCCCCAAAGTCCCCGATTATAAGATCGTAGCCGCCGTCGTCGGACCGAGCTAGTTTCAAGTCAACGTACTTCATAGAACGGATCTCCCTGCGTCAACTAGAGGCCCCGGAGTTGGGGCAACGGAGTTGGTGCCTGATATTGTAGCAGTTAAAAGAAGAAATGCATCTCTGAGCTTTACTGGAAACTGGCTTAGTAAAGGGTCGCTTACTAGCGGCGCAGAGCTTAGCTCCTCGATCTTAGCCTTACCAGCGGCGGCTATCAGGACGGAGCTGGCGACTACTGAGAAAGTTTGAGCCGGAGTAGCTGCGCCAAAAGCCGTACCCGGAGTTACGACTAGCGAGCCCACTGTCTGCACGGCGGACTGAAATGCCGATGCTATCTTAGTAACGCCGTCACCCGTGCCGGAGGTGACCCCCGCCAATCCGGCGACGAACACGCTCTTATTGAAGGTGAAAGTTCCTGGCGGTACGTAGGTAGACAGCGCCAGCTTAGCGTCAACACGAGCCGCTATGTAGTCCGCTAGATTTTGTTTCCAAGAAGTATCAGACACCTTAGGAATCAAAGCCCATTGAGCTTGCCATATTACTAATGAATCGATAGCCATTATGGGGTACCTGCGTCAATAGAATCTAGTTCAGCGATTATGCCCAAGAGAACCGAGGGGTCCACCATAGTGCCGGAAGGGCCTACCGCCGTGGGATATGTAGCTACCGTGGCGATATTCTCAAGAGCATCTCTTAGTTTTTTGATTACGCTTACGGAGTCGGTGCCCAGGTAAACTTTAGAACCTACACTAAGGATGCTGCCGTCTTCTTTAAAGTATATGAAAGACTCTTGACTGTAGTTACCAACCTTAACTTCTCCAGGTTTCAGGCCCTTGAATCGATTTTGGTAGTCGTCCGCAAGCATAAATACCGTGGACTCCTGAGCGGAGGAGCTTAGGCACAAACCAAGCGAACCTTCCGGCGGAACGCTACAAAGTCCATAGGGAGAGTACCTTATGACGTCTTTCGATTTGTCACTGAAGGACACTTGAGCCCTAGGGTACGGTTCCGTATCATCAGTTGTGCCACTCACGAAAGCCATCTTTATGAGATTCATTAATCGGCCCATAGTCTATATCCCAAACTTAGGAGCGATAGTTTCGGTCCTTGATTTCAATCCGTTAAGATTAGCCTCAAGAGTATACGCATCCGGGTATGTCAAGGTCAAGGTAGACGTAGACCCACTCGATAGATCGAAGGAGTATTCTACTTCGGATATAAGTAGCTGAGCGGATATGTCGCAAAACTCGTCTCTTACGTTAACCAATTGATTGAAGCGCCATAACGTATCGTTGGCGCTATGGCCTTGGACGGTTACTGAATACTTAAGGGACTCGGCACGTCTTAGATTAGCCTCCCAGTTAACACGATTGGCGCAATCGGCGGCGGTCATGGACTCCTCTGCCAGGAACTCCAAGGTCCTGGAGGCCCTTACTTCACTGTCCGTAGCCGAAGAGGATATCTGAGATATAACTGAAGCGCTGTCACTGCTTAGACCGAACAGTGGATTACCCTGGGCCTGTATCTTATAGTTCCTAAAACGATTAGAGTCGTCGAGGGTAAACGATGCGGAGAGAATATTATTGAGACCCTCTCGATCGGCCTTAAGATTCACTAGGTTTATGCCCGCGCGATCTGAATTACCTTTAACCAATACTATATTCCCGGAGCCGTCAGTGGTCAGTAGTATCTGACGTTTCCGGCAATACGGCTCGATGAATTCAAAGGCCGTCTGGCCAATCTCCGCAGAGGTGACCTCACTCGAAGAGAACGAGCGAATGTCTCCCGCCTTATTTATAACTTTAATGGAGCTTAGCCCAAGGTCAGACAATACCGCCTCTATGATAGAGACCAGACCTACGCCGCCTTTGAATTCCTTTCTCGTACCCACGGTAGAGTCAACTACGTCTTGGGTTACATCCCTGCCAGTTACCGTTATGGAGTGACTCCCCGAGTCATAACTAACAGTTAAGCTGTCCACGTAGCCGTTAACGATAGGTATTAAGTCCGCCATTATCTGCACTCGATCGCCTTTTTTAATAGGTAACACTGAGTCTTCGTTGGCGGACGCGGTAACGGAAAAAGCGCCACATAGCGTCTTTACAGACGTGGTGACGCGAGCACTTATTATCTCTCTATAATCCACACCGTTGAGGCGTATCGTTATCATTAAGCGAGCACCTTTAGGACATCACTGATCAATACTTCAGCATGGTTCACGTTAGGATTTAGCTGTCTTAGCGTCTCGATATTATCTAGGTTCCCGTAATATTGATACGATAATAGCGCTAAGGATGTTTCCCCAGGGCTTACCGACTCGATATTGAAAACATTCTCCGACAAGTTATCCAGAGAGGCGTTAGTGACACTTCGCAGGTCCAGAACAGTCTGCCTCAGCTCGTTATTATCTGCCAGGGGGTTGCCTAAGGAAGATCCGAACACCCCGTTAAATAGGTCGTCTAGCCCATTACGTGCGGCTTGAAGTTCCTCATCTGTGTTAAACGACGAGAATGAAACGCTTTCATAGAGATTTATAAGTGCATTTATCCGCGTGTGGCCGTTTATGATTTGGGCGTTCATCTCCGCTGCATACCGATCTTTAGTGTCGGTGAAAGACAGCGGCCGAGTCTGTTCGTACTCAGCTAGGGTCTTCCATACCACGATTTGCTGCGCGGGACTGGCGGTAGCTCTTGACGCCTCGTAGACGCTCTTTAGTGAGTCCGCTAGGTCGGCACCCGCCAGAACAGCTTGATATAGGTTACGAGTGGAAGCTTGAAATGCCTTGTCGAAAACGGCCAGTGCCCCTGAGTCTGATCCGGTGACACTTTTAGTGCCGGAATTTATAGCCCGTAATACCGCGCTTGTGACGCGCTGTGTTTGCAAAAGGGCGTATCTGGATTTCTGGATAACCAGTGCCCCGGATAGTGCATTGAAGCCTGACAGTCTAGCAGCGTCCGCAGACGCAGAAACTGCTGACGATGTGCTAAGGCCCGGGGTAAGTGAAACTACGCTATCAGACCTAGCGAACTCTAGGTCAAAGGTGATCTCCCCCATTTCAGATTCTTGGGTAGACCGATTCCACTTAGTAGACTTTACTTCGAGGCGCCCATAGATCGGGTGTATCAGAATGCCAACGCCGGGAAGGTCGAGGACGCGCTTTAGGTTCCTCGACTCCTCTACGGCTGCCGCCCCGTGGACAAACGCCTGCATACTGAAAGTAGAAGGGAGTGTCCCTAATTCTTCCACATACCGGCGGTTGGAGTTAGCGTACTCGTGGGTGACGGTCTTCTTTCCGCCCTCCTCCGATTCGCCCTTAATCAGAAAGTTTACCCCCCTAAAGGAGGCCTGAAGGTATTGACTTGAAACACTCATCTCGCACCTGCCGCGTTCATTCCGAGATTACCGGGGGCCGTTGAAGACATGCTAGCATTGGAAACTTTAGCTCCGCCTTTAGCATTGACGTCGATGGATCCATTAAGAGTGGCCACTGTTGTGGATGTCTTAGAACTTGAAATCGCCAGTGCGGCCTCCTCGAATCCTATTGCGTCTAGGGCGGTTCCCGCTAGGTCTTTCATAGTACTCAGAAACCCGTTATCTAGAATAGACATCATGATATCGTACATTTGAGTAAGACTGTACACTATAGTGTCGATGAAAGCGGTGAATTTTCCGTTCTCGTTGTATAAGCCGACAAGTCCTGCGGTTAAAAGCCCTACCCCCGCCACTATCAACCCAATAGGGCTTATTAGGAAGCCAATAGCAGATACTATGCCCGCTATGCCTAGCGCCAAAGGAGCCATGACGACCATAGCGGCAAGAACGGCTAGCCCGAACTTAGTAATCCCGGGATTCTCTGACACCCATGCTTGGATTTTAGGCACGATCTCTTTAACCTGATTCGCAAAGCTTATCATGTACGGCAAAAGGGTCTGTCCAATACTGGCAGACACGTCAGTTAAACTAGCATCCATCTGAAGCATCTTGAACGATGCAGTCTCCGATTGCTTGCCGAATTCCTTGGCCATAGACCCCACGGCATTTAGTTTATCTGCGGACAAGGCTAAGTTTTTATTTAGTAGATCTTGCTTATCGATGAAGTTAAGCACGAAGCCTGCGGCCTCGTTCCCGAAAAGCTCCTGGACTTTCAAGTTACGTGAAACTTGGTCCATTGTTTTTAGTTTGTTTATGACCTTGTTTATAGTTCCGGAGAAATCCGTAGTAAGTCCTGCGGCTATACTGGGATCGAATTTCTTAACGTCCTGTAAGCGCTGGACCATCATCTCTAGGCCCGACGCCGCCTTGGCAGGGGATACCTCCAGTTTCTCCGCTGTGGCGGCGAAGGCGGCCATTATACCGGGGGCAATCTTAAGTGCGGATGCCTGACCGGAGAATCTAGCCATAATCTCAAGCATGCCTTGAGAACTAGCCTCCCCCTTATCGTCGATATAGTTAATAGTATCTAGGGTTTCTCTCAGAGACTTATTGTTAAGCCCTAGTTTAACCCTTAGGTCGGATAGGTAATCAGTGGCCTGTGGTAAGGTAACTTTGAATGCTACCGCCGCCATACCCGCCATCTCCGCAAATCCCCCTACTTCCTCCATAGCTATACCTAGTTTCCCGGCTTCGTATGCCATGGCGTTCATGCCTGACTTAGTCTGCCCGGTTTTCCGGGCTATCTCACCCAGAGAGTTTTGGAAGGTATTTAGCGCGCGCGCGTCAGCAAAATCGAAGACTTTAGTCAAATCGACTACGGAGTTCTCTAGATCCATGGCGTCTTTAGAGAACTTCCTTAGCAGGAGCCCTCCGCCTACGGTGGACGCTAGGCTGGCGGCGGATGTGGCGAAGCCTTGCATCTTGGATGAGAGACCTCCAAGGCGCTTAGAAAGGCCTTCAGGCTGCATCTTGTCCAGGCCCTTACCTAGATTAGTCCCAGCTTTGGACACATCTTTAGCCGCGCTTTGGGCCTGCTTACCCATGTCTTGTAGGCTTTTACCTGCCTGATTGGTAGTAGCCGAAAGGCCTTGAACCTTGCGGTTAAAGGCCTCTGTTTGGCGTTCGATCTCTCTCAATTGAGGGGTGAACTTATCTATTATCTTATATGTATAGCTTACCGAGAATGACATGCTGCGCTACCTTTTTGTTCTCTGCTTATCCAGCTCACGTTTACGGCGATCCTCGATCTCGCTACAGCTCTTAGTTAACCAGTAAACTTCGTCGATCGGCATGTTCATGAGTTCCAGGTAACTAAAAGCGCCCTCCCCCCATACCGCTAGGTTAAGAAGGACGCCCTGTATTCGGATCAGTTCGTCTGGCTCGAAAGCACTGATCGCAGAGAAAAATTTTGTATGTAAAGTCCGACGATCTTTTCTTGGTCTTCCATGTCGAGGGAGTCCCAGTGCGCCTGTTTGAATGGTACCTTGTCTCCAATGGTTACGACCGAGGGAGCCAGTTCTCTCATCACGTCACACATGTCGCTCACGTCGATGCCTGCGAAAGCAAATGCATCTAGTATGTTACCGTCTGAATTAGTGGAGTCCTCAGACGCTTCTTGCGATGTGCCCTCGGGCTTCTTGAGAGTTTGACCAAGTTTAAAAAGGGCCTCTCCGCCTAGAGCCTTAAGCTTACGCGCGTGCTTGCGCGTAATTTGAGACACCGCGAGAGAGGGGGATCTAAGGACGAGGACTTGCTCTTCAGCTTTTTCCCCGTCCTTAGAGTATTTCAGAGGCGATAGTAAGGTTACTTCAACTTCTTTATGCATATGATTGACCTTCTAATTACGGTTTAGAAAAACTTAAGCGCTTGCAGGAGGACCTTGAAACTCTAGTTCAACTGAGCCTTCGGAACCTGTTTGGCGTTCGGGCTCAGACACTAGGAACATACGCTGAAAGGACACTTGGATGCTACCATCAAAGATGTCGATGGTAGTGCCGTTGTTCTCTCGATCTTGGAGCCACTGCTCAACTTGCTCGTGGGCGGTGTCAGTCATGATCAAGGTAAACTTGACCATCGATAGACTTGTCTCTGCATTCTTATTCGCTACTACAGACACCGAGTTACCGGCCTGTTGAGTGCGTAGGGAAAAATCCCCTCGGCCCGTCTTATAAGACAAGCTGTTGGGTTGAATTTCGATAGTGTCGTCATTAACTGCTACCGTAGGTGTCGCTAGATTGGCCATACTTTAAAGCTCCTTAGCTTGAGAATTTAACTGCGATGGTACCCAGGATCGATCGGAACTGACCGACCTGCAAAGGTGCCATACTGATTACAACTTCGCCCGTTGCTACTGACAAGGAGATTGACAGGTTGGCATCAAAGTCCTTAGCCGCCACCGCGCCTTTTTCTACGATAACCTCATCTGCGAGGTTATCGTATAGACGTTTGGAGAAAGTTCGGATTGAGTTGGCGTTAGCCATGTCACGTCCCGCGACGATCTCGCCATTGGTGAGGCGCGTCTGAGCATACCGCGAGCGGTAGTTTACTACGAAGAACTCACGGATAGCCGAAGACGAGTCTACTCGGTTCAAAAACTTGAAGGAAGTATCAGGATCGCCAGCGGCGTTTGTACGGTAGGTAGTTACTACAGTACCTAGGATGACCGCGTTATATGCACGGTTGGCCGCCGCTACTGAGTATCCTACGCCCGCTAGTTCTGAGATCTCCGAGAGTGAGTACTCATCCTCAGGAAGCGGAACCGAAAGGCCAGGGAGCCGAGTGTTATGGTAAGGGAGTGTCGATAGCGCGCTGCCACCGAACTGATCCCTAGAGGACACCGTGGTCACGATATTCGAGAGACTCGCGCCGGAGGTCAATCGAAGTGATCGAACCGCGCAGAATTCAGCTACCTTAACATCCGCGTGCGACTGAATTGCCGGACCCTTACGAGTAGCGCCAGACAGTAGGTTGTCCGCTAGGATCACGAGGGACTGAGAGTTCTGCGAGGGGCCTGCTAGGATACTGGAATACAAAGCAGTAACCGCTGTAACGCCTACGCCGTCAAGCACTTCGAATGCGTCGTTGAAACGCGCGTTCAAGAAAGATGTAAGAACAGTGGTAGGGTACGTCGAAGGCCAGCTAATAGTCTGGTAGCGAGTATTACCAGCTACCGCTAGGATTCCGGTAAGTACTGGATCGTTCGCGCCACTTGCAAAAGCGGTGAGGGCAATCGAGATGCCAGGGACTGATCCTTCAATGCCGATTGGTGCGCCGTTATGGAGCGTACCTTCATTAGCAGCGGTGATTGTTACGACACCAAGAGCCGAAGCAGATGTCCAGGGGGCGGAGGCTTCGATTTCAGCCAGTGCCAAATCGATAGCCGTGGCCACGTCCGTGGGGTCGTCACCGGAAGCGACCGGAACGGTAACGCGGTAGTTGACTTTATCCATTACGTAGACATCGATCGAGCCGTCGGCGGTAGCTGTTCCAGTGACCGTAAGAGTAGCAGACGCAGCTACGCCAGTTCCGGAGTCCGCTAGGGGGAGAACGTCAACAGCGGTGTTTTTATTGACCGCCTTGAATCGGCGGACAATCTCGGCTATGTGCGACTTTACGCCGAACAGAGCGTTGATAGCAGTATCGGAATCCGATACGTCCTTAGAGATAACGCCAGCCGTGGCGGAGCCCGAAAGCATTTGACCGACCAAGAGAACTCTTTGATCGGCAGATTGTTGGACTTGCTGCGCCCCAATAATCTGCATGTTAATCGATGGTGCTAGAATTGGCATATTAGATGCTCTCCGTTTTGTATAGAAGTCGGTCTATTGTTGCAGCGTTTCCAGGTAAAATCAAGGGCTAAGCGGGTCGTCATCAAGATTGATCTCCGCGCTCATGCCGTCACCTTCCTCAAGCTCATAGGAGATATCCCTAAATGCGGAGGTCCTGGCGGGGGGTACGGTGTCATCGACAGTCAAGTCAAAAGGAACCTGGAACTCATAACTATATACAAGTATTGCTTTTTCGTAGTTAAGAACCGCGTCATCTATAGGTATGACCTTATATTTAGCATCCTCTGACATGCCGGTGTCGAATACTGCTCCACATATTGATTTATATATGACAGGCCTCAAATCATACCTGCATATATCGATGGCTCGCCCTGCGCTAAGCTGGTTATTGGTGGGGGCAATTATAAGTAAGCTGAATCCGGAGATAACTTTGAGTCTAAAATCAGAGCCTTGTGTTCTCCCTGACACCGCGTCAGAAAGCTCCGACCTGTCCTTAGATGTGACCACGGGCGTAGGCAGTACGAACATCGCAAATTGGTCTGGCTGCAATGGAGTCTGGATTCTACTCCACACGTCTAGTCCATCTATAGCTACGGCTATTCTAGGATTCTTGGAAATTAGTCCGCCGGTATACACACCGTTGGGGAAAGCTCCTGATATGGTGAAAGAAGACGCGCCAGTCACTGTAACTGGAAACGCACCCGTCATACCCCCTGCCTCTACTTCAAGTACGTACTCCCCTCCATTTAACACCGGAGAAGTAAGGGCCGACTGAAAGCTAAAGGTCCTTCGGTTAACTGCGGACTTCAGCGTCTGGAGACCGTTCCATCCGGACACGGTGAAACCGCCTAATCGTATCTTTCCTAGGGTAGATCTATCGGAAGGGTCCGAGTACCAGTTGGTGGTTATGTCGTGATCTACGCCGGTGGTGAAGCTGAATATCAAGCCATCTTGGGATACGGCGGATATAGGTGTCTTGCGGCCTACTCCGTTCATTATCACTGACTTACCTGTAGTTAATCCATGAGCAGTTGAGGTGGTTATCGTGGCTACTCCACTCGTCACGGATATACTCGACACCGATATATAGTCAGAGAATAGCGAGGTATATTGAGGGATCAGTAATCTTAACTGATTAGCTACGTCGTTTAATCGCATTGTCTGTTGTCTCCGTTATGATTGCCCACGACTGAAGTGCGAGGTTATTCATAGTTCGCTCTAAATTCGGGCGTCTCTTAATTCGCCTGGTGCCTTCCTCCAAATACTTCGCATAGTCTACTATGTTACCCACCTCGACTTCATCGTATTTTCTTACGTGGTATCCATATCCACGTTTCAACTTACCCGTGGCGTTGGCGGGGGCTTGACCCTCGGACGACGACGTGTGGGGAGTACCATTTATCATGTATATTTTGCCAGTGCGGTTCTCGTTGTTTATCTTTCTGGCGGATTCCTTCATCCCCTTAAGCCCTATCTCAAAAAGGGCCGCCCGAAGGCCCTTAGTGAAATAGTGCTCAGCCTCGGTAATGTCACGGATAGTCTTTTTTGTTTGACCCGACGTCGGTTTAAATAAGATCACTGGTTGGCCTGCTCATCTTCGGACCCCTTCAAGAAAGACACTAAGTAGGTGTACTGTAAGCGCTCTTCTGGGGAATCGATAGCATTTATCTGATATATCTGACCGCGCCAGCGCACTATGGTATCGAAGGACGTCAAATCACTACGATTCCTGATAGTAAATCTTAGCGCGGGGACACGCGATATATTGACTCCGTTGTACAATCTTTCGCCGGAACCTTGATACGATATACTGTCGACTTTGGCCCAGACCTCAGATATCACCTCAAAAACTATAGAGTTTTCAGGCTCACCGAAATCCGGAGGGACCGTGGTTCGCCGCTCCAAAGATACCCGATCGCGCATATCGCCCACGGGCGCCTTAGTAAGTTTTCGTCTCTCAACTGTTCGTTTAGCCATAGGTTGATATAATCCTAAATTGGCGGTAGATCAATTTCGACGATAAAGGCATAGCCTCACTTCGAGTGTCGATGGCCTCTACGTCCCCTCGGTTTTCGTAGAGGTAGCTTACGTGCATTTTTAGAGCCTGAACCAATGCAGGAGGCAGAACTGGATACCCCGCAGTAAACTCTATCTGAATACCAAATGCACTGGCAGTTGGCGCCTTGA